GTATATATTATACTTCGCAACTGCGTATTTGTCAATAGGTTTACTTCTAATTTGCGTATTTTATTAAAGTTTTTTTACAACAATCTCGTAACCTAGAGCTGTTACCATCTTTGAGAAGCTATCGTATCTCATGCTCTTAGCGTTTCGGTTGAGAGACTGGCTGATGTTCTGTCTCGTAATCCCCATTCTGTCCGCTAAATCCTGCTGGGTCATTTTCTCTTCGTCCAGGATGCAGCGGATCGTCTCCTCTGCATTCGCCGCTTTAATCTCCATCTATTTTCTCCTTTTCTTCTGTCTGACTGTTACTCTTGCCTTTGCAACCAGCACGCCGGTCTTTGTTCTTTCCTATCAGTACCAGGTTCTCTATGTTACAGTTGTCCTTGTTGCCGTCCAGGAACGATACCATCTTGCCTTCGGGAACTGGTCCGTTGTGTTCTTCCCATACTGTCCTATGAACAAACTCAAACCTCTCCCATTGTGGACCGGTTTCTTTAACCTTCCGGATAAGATAGCCGTCTGTCGTATGTGTATACTCGCCTACTTCCATGTGGTTTGCCGGGACATCGCCTTTCTTAAACATCGTCGCCTTGCACTTCTCATATTGCTCTTGGCTCATTGGTTTTCCCTTGTTGGCTGGAACGTGTCCTTTTTCAAACCTGCAGTCAACGCCACTGATGATGTCGTGGTTCTTCTTGTATGCCTTGCACTGCTTCTCGCTGAACTCTATTCCAAAATGTGCTGACACCAGTTCTGCAATCTCCTTCGTCTTTCTCCCTGTCGCAATGCTCCGAATGTAGCTTTCCATTCCTTCCGGATATTTTAGTGAGTACCCTTTTGGAACCCCGCCGGTAGTGCCGCTCTTTATGCCATACCGGTTCTTCGCGCCTTTTATCGCCGCATCGGAAAATACCATTTCGTACTTCTTATCGAACCCCTGTTGATTTATCAGCTCTGTAACCTGTTTCGTGGTTCTGCCCGGAACGTTCTCACGCAGCCAGGCGATCACTTCTTCGGGCCAGCCTCTCATTTATGGTTCGCCCCCCCCGCATGAACTTCGAGCATTTCCGGAACTGCTTTCTGTCTTTCGTACCCATACTCGTCCATGTGCTTCATTGCTTTGTACTGCAACTCTCCATTTTTGATGATCTGCTCGCTGATGTCGCATATAGCGTCGGTTCTCTTTAACTCGCTTTCCAGCTCTTCTCCTGTCAGATCATCGTCCCCCAGCTTTTCCAGCTGAGCGAACAGGTGGTTATTCAAGTCTCCTAATGTATTCTTCATTTCTTACCTCCTAATCGCATCCGTGACATTCTTCGCAACTTCTTTTCTGCCACAGTCCTTCATCATCCTTATATAAGCATTCGCTCTCACCCCAGCACTCCATGTATGTTTCATAGGCTTCGTTGCTGCACGTATCGCAATAGTCTCCTTCAACTATTTTCCCGCCTCTATAAACTCTGCGGCCGTCGTTGCTTCCCATATCTTCATCCGCCCACCAATGTTCTATTGTGGCT